CTATAAGCACGTAGCTATACTCTTCAGCAACAAGCTTCCATTCACTACACTCTATGTATCCATTTTCATGCAATAATTTTGCAACTTCATCAATATCCGATATGACCATGATACCAACTTCATCGCCTGCTACATTGTATAGACTTACTGTGTCCGTATAGTATGGCATCTTGTCTACAATATCCCAATATGCTTCACCATCTACTTCAACATATATTACGTTTTCAAACACCATTTTCATCACCACACAACTTCATAAAACGTCTCATTAATCTTCTCATATGCCCAATCTTCAATAACACATACTTGCTCCAAAGGTATAAAAATAATATCGATATTGTCTGCCTTCAGATGCAAGCGTGTTCTAAATATTGTCTCATTCACATCTCTATCTACAACTGTTGAATCTACTGGCAGTATTCTACTGCTCTGTTCGGCATAGCTGTTTTTACTATTTTTAATAGCCAACCTAAATAGCCTATAAGCATCTTTGGCATCACTAAGTGACTCATATTCCAACGTCTGATATGAATTTCCACTATAAATTCGAATAAATGGCTTATGCTCAAGAATCTTAAGAACTTTAAGTCTCAGATGTGGATACAACACTCTTGTTATAACATTCCCGTCTTTATCATGTAGGTTTATGCCATTCTTGGTAACGACAACAACAAACAAACTATCCTTCCAAACATCACCAACGCTTCTAACGATAACATCATACCCAACTGCCATACAACATCCCTCCCTATATTTATATACGACTTTATCCTTTATAAACTTTACTCTTTACTACCAGCTGTAGTTGCTCTACCAATATCTCTCTTTGTAAAGAAGTCCTCGAACTTATATATATCGATTGTCTTAACACCGTTATCGTATTCAACAACTGCGAATGTCTGGTGTCTCGGTGAACTATCAACTCTAATGACGTATGTATTGTCGAACATAGTAGCATTATATGGTGGTTCGGTATGCAAGTGTCCAAATAGATAGAGCTTTGGCTTAACGAAATCGACCATAAAGTTTAGCACATTATGATACTTCCATATGTTAATTTTCTCAGACCACTTACCGTATGGAACTTCATGTGTTACCATTATATCTGGTTCAGCATTACCGTGTTTAAATGCCAACTTTACTGCATCATCTAAGCTTCTGTGATACCAATTCTTCTTGGTAAAACCAAAAATCCCATTAAAGGCAAACACCTTTAGTCCCATTATTTCGTTCATTCCATCCTTAAGCAGTATCGGTGTCCCATCAAGATTGGTGATATCAAATATTGCATCGCTATCATGGTTGCCATATACAGTATAGAACGGGACACCAGAGAGGACGTCTTTGAAGAAATAATCGCTATCAATCATCATTAAGACCTTCATATCGCAGAGATTTAAATCGCCTGCATGGATGACAATATCGGGTCTGATTTGCTTAATAAGTTCAAATAACATGAACTGCTGGACATCAGTAATGTTCCCACTAAAATGCAAATCACTAAGCAATAACATTCTCATCACGAATACCTCCACTATAATATATAGTCCCAAGTATTACAAATAAACTTTCGGTTTTATAACATTATTGCAAAAATATTACCAGTAGTTATTACCCAAATGTGGGTATTTATTTTGCAAAAAACTTGAAAAAACGTAAAGTTTATAAAGGGTAATGACGTATATATTATTAGAGGTTGGTGCACCAACTTTCATGGGTCATTAGCGAAAGGAGCATAATGAGAGGGTTAGTGGACACTATGTTTATCGCCATAATAATAGTGGTTCAACCATTACAAATGTAAACCGAAAAACACTTGAAATACTTGGGACTATAATATAATAATAAATAGTATAATATATAGTATATAGTAATAATATATATAGTATAGAATAATATATAATATAAACATTAACACACCCCATTAATGATACCTTGTGTATAGTAATAATATAGTATAACATTAATGGTTTAGTAATGTAGTATAATATGGTAACATTAATGGGGGACATTAATGGTCAATAAGTATAATAAATAATAGTAATAGTATTATACTATATAGTATATAACAATAATGGGTAACCAATAATGTTACCATATGGTAACCATTAATGTAATAATATAGTAAGGTGATTAGAATGTTAAAGTATAAGGATATAGCTAAGGACAATAATGGGAGGTTATATATTATAACAATAGTAGCCGATATTGATGGTTTTTGGTATGTTATAGATAATGTAGTGCCAATACATATATCAGACGTCTACGAATTAGCTAAAGATGTTATTATAGATGAGGACAGTAATGGTAGTTATTCATTAGATAAAGTGTTTAACATTATTGGTGTTGTTACTGACAATAATGGCAGTCCAATAATGATAAGAACAACTATGGGGACATATGTATTGTGCATTACTGGAACAAGCTATAATGATGAAGAACTTATTGACTTATTTGTGGATACACCCATTAATGGGTTAGATGATATAAGGAAACACTATATTGATAACCACACCTTTATTGATAAGGTAGATAAAATCGTTAAGGAGGTTGTCTATAATGGTTCGTGAAATGATGATATATGAAATATTAGATATTGATAAAGAGAAAGTGGATGAAATAACGAAATTTGTAGAGAACTTAATGTTTTACACAAGCTATGACATTACTGAAATACCACCGAAAATAATAGAGAAATATAATGACCCAAAAGAGGTATTCTTAGCAAGTATGTTATTCACGAGAATACACGATATAGTTATTAATAATAAAGTTTATAAGGAGAAGTGATATAATATATTATAGTAGTCAGTAAGTGGAGTGTGATAAAATGGATAGAAATATGTTAGTCTTTGCTATAACTAAAGGTTTGCTTCGTAAGTATAATGAAGCTGTTGCTGGTATCTATTCTGTTGAAGATTTTATTGAGGATTTGTTATATGGTATTTATGTTCTTGAGAGAATTATCGGGGATATCACGTTATCGAACCATTTTAGATATATGGCACATGAGATTATCGATAAATACACTGTTGGTTTTGTGAGGCACTTCTTATTGAAAGAGGGAGATATCGATTTTGATGCATATGACATTAAAGAGAAAATATGGTTCTTGATACTATATTCTGATGAGGATTTGGGGACTATCGGTAATGCTAAGAAGAAGATTATATTGGATGACGTGGAGAAATGGTTTGAGAACATGTATATGGAAGTCAAATGGAATGAAAGTGATGAGTTTGTTGAGTTGCTGACATTAATGTCCCATGTTAAAGCTTTCGATAAATTGCCCATTAATGATGTAAAGGATGCAATACATACGATACTGCTCCATAGATATAATGGTGAGAAACCTCATTGGGGATTGTATTGGCTTACTGGGAATACTAAGTATATAACTGAAATGGATATGTTTGATAGAAGGGCTTGGGTATTTTGGAGAGATAAGTATCGGTGATATTGTTGAGAGCAACTATTGATAACTATAAATATACAGATAGCTGGTTTAAGAGGAAATTAAAGGATTTGATATTTCGTAAGGTAAAAAAGATAGATGTAGATAAGTTAGCTGATGAAGTATCAGAGCATCTCATTAATGAAATGGTTAAGAACTTACGTAGGGAGGATAGTATTGTAACATACACTTTGGTTGAGAGTATCATTAAGAGGAGAGTTGATGAGGGAAGATATGTTGTTGAGGTGGAAGCACCGTATGCACCAGTGGTTGAGCATGGTAGAGGTGCACGTGGCGATGGAGTAATACCAGACCCTCAGCAGAATGTTAATCCGTTTGCAATAGAAGATTGGGTGAGGATGAAATTTGGATATAGCGGGAAGTTTGCTAAAGATGTTGCCTTTAAGATTGTTAGCGTGTTGGAGACAGAGGGACATTATCCGCATCCGTTCTTTGAACCAGCGGTTATCAATACAAAGTTGTGGTTTGGTATAGAAAAAGAGAAACTGAAGAAGATAATAATTAAAGGAGAGAGCTTATAATGGAAGTCCTTGATTATATCTATCTGAGGATTATTGATGCCTTCGATGGAGTAACGTTATCTAAACCAATAGTCATAAAGCCAATATGGAAACAGAAAAATCCAAATGTTGAATTTGAAAATTATATACTTCTAAAGCCAGAGGCTACTGTATCTAAGAATGCTGGGTTGGGTGGTGAAAGAACTAAGCAGAGGGCAATTATTAGATGCGATGTTAGAACCAATAATGTCCGTGACTTGAAGATAATGTCGAGAAAGATTTTGGATACGTTTAAAGGTAACAACTATTTTGAGTTTACATTTGATAAGGATAATGCTATTGGTATCAATTTAGCAACGGAAGCAGAGAGCATTATTGACTATGGTGAGAATGTTACTATTCTAACACTGGTTGAAGAAGACCCAACGATTAACGTTGGTGATACTGTAAAAGTTATCTATCCAGATGGTGTTGAGAGATATATGTATGTGTGGAAGGTTGATGGTGTGGTTCTAACGTTGTTTGGTGCGGAAGGTATAATATATTACACCCAAGTCGTGGGTGATGAAAATAGAAGCGATAAGAGAAGGAACTTATATCGTAGATTAATAGATATAGAGGTTAGAGCGTATTTATGAGGTGAAAAAGAATGACACTTGAAGTAATTTTAACTGGAAAGGATGTAAAGGCTGGAAAGCTAACAAGCAGAGATGATGGTGCGTCACCACCTACGCTTTCATTTGAGCAGTTTCCAGATGACACAAGGATAGGAACACTTACTGTTAATACGAACATTAGAAGATTGTATAGTCTTGGCGATAGATATATGAAGGATGCGATAGTGCAGAAGTTCGAAGGTAGTGTCGGTATTGATATGCCATTGTATGACAAGAATTTCTTAAGTGATTTATTGACGTCTGTGCCATTTGGTGATTTGGTTATTCAGTATCCGAGTTTTGTTAGGGTTCTAAATGATTTCGTTCCTCAAAGAGTTGAGGTTAGTATTAGGGAAGATGAATTGGTTAGGGTTTCTGCTGATGGTGTATTCGCTAAGGAGGAGGAATTAACTGGTTATGATGTTTCGTCTACTGAACCGAGTGCGGTATATCCAACACACATAAATGCAAGTATCACCGATGTAGATGGTGTGACAAATGTTAAGGTTAGGTCTGCTACGATTAGAGTAAATCTAAACAATGAACTAAAATGGGGACTACATAGCAGATTTGCTAAGGCTGTTGTTCCTAAGCAAATTGAGGTTGAAACTACGATAGAGGCAATTATAGATAAAAGTATGCTTGATAAAATTTTGGCAGATACACAGACTGCCGTTGATATAACGCTTACTGTATCTGTTGGTGAGACAACAATGACGATTAAGGTTGAAGGTGCGTATCTTGATAGTGTAGCTGAACCGATTGAGCCAAATACTGAGGTATACGCAACACTGACATATATTGGTAAGAAAGTTGTTATTTCATGATGTTAGTATTGGGGTGATTTAAATGAAGAAGGTTGAGGTTGAGTTTGAAGGTAAGAAGTATGTGTTCTATCTAAGGTATATTACCTATGGTGAGAGAAAAAAGATACTTAAGAAAGCTATGAATAAAGATGGACTTGATTATACTGAAGCTGAGCATTGGCTATTGACATACAGTATCGAGAAAGTCGAACCTGAAGATATACTTGATGTTAGCTTGAAGAAGGATATTAATAAGTTCTATAAGGCGATTGAGGGATTGCCAGACCCATTAATTATTATTGTTGCACGTGAGGCTATGTTGATGAACCCTTTAATGGCTTGAGGGGTGAAGAACGTAGCCTAATTAAGAGAGCATATCATGGACAGAAAGTAAAGACCGATATAGACATAGAGCATGAAATCAGAGACATAATGATATACTATCTATTTGCAGAGAGGTTTGGGTGGACACCAGAGCAAGTGGACAAGCTACCGTATAAAGTGCTATTATATATGGTCGAATTAATACGTGAGGGTAATGAGAGTGGTGCTATGAGTGAGAGATTGTTGAAGAGGGTGATGAAGTAATGGATGATAAGATGAACATTGAAATAGAAGTAAACGTTGATATTGAGAAAGCACTCAAAGACTTGGATAAACTAAGGGAAAAAGTTAATTCTGCATTACATGAATTTAGGGATGTTGAGAAAAAGCTTAAATCTGGTTATATTCTTTTTGATAAGACTACTGATAGCATTGCAGAAGATGTTGAGGTGTATCGTAAAGAGCTAAGTAGTTTGGAGGGAGCATATAAACGTCTAAAGGATAGAATAAGTGATACACGGGGAGAGTTATGGGAGTGGAATAAAAAGCTTCAAGAGGCGTCAAAGGGTAAGTCTGTTGATATTTCTACAGAGGATGCTGAGAGGAAGATAAAGAACTTGGTTAAGAGGATAAATTATTATGAAGAGAGACTTAATCGACTTGCAGAAAGACGTAGTAGGATTGTTGATACATATAAGCTAACTAAAGGTAAACCAATTAAGGAAGGTGTTGTATATACCATAGAGGAGAGTAATAAACAGCTTAAGACTGTTTATGATACTCTAAAGAGCACTAAAGCAACACGTATGGATAAGAATTTGCAATTGTTTACAGCGAGTATTTTCGAAGGAATAATGGAAGCATTTGATGAACATCTTAGTAGAGCGATGGGTAGTGCTCAATCGGAGATTAATGAGATTACGGTTGGTAGACGTCTTGCTGGGATGGCAGTAAAACCAGAGCAATTCTATCTAATGCTACTTAAAACAGTCTTTGGTGGAAATGAGAAAGCTTTTGCTGAATATATGAAGAGGTTTGGTGTTGAGGTTACTGAGGCTGATTATATAAAGGATAAATCTGGTGCGACTAAGGGTATTAGTGTTGGTGTAGACCCATTAAAGGTCATTCGTGATTTGGCATTAAGAGGTGGGAAAGAGTTAGAATTATCATCTCAGTTTAGAACTGGTTTGGCTCAGGGTTTGATTACAAATTTATCCGTTGGTTTTTCAAGCTTAACGGCTAAAATTGGTATTATTGGTGTCATTCTTAAGAAGATTTATGAAGTAATGGAAAAGATGGTTGGGTATAGCGGAGTGATGAGTGCATCATTAAAACTGCTTACTACGATAACACAATTGAGCATTAAGCCAGTTGCTGATATTATCGGTTCTATGGTATTGCCAATATTATTGTTGATGTTTAAAGTTTTAACACCAATATTGAAGAATTGGAATAAAGTTTTCTCTACGTGGATGAAGGCGACGAAAGAGAGACCAGAGCTTACTGCCGTGCAGATTGCGACTACATTAACTGGATTGTATCAAGGTGGTGTCGGTGGTGCATTTGCTGGGGCATTAGTTCCAATGATGGCGACGTATTTTGCAAATCAAAAGAGTGGATTTGCGAGAGCTTTGTCGGGTATGGCAATATTTCCGTTGATGAGTAAGATGCTTGGTGGTGGATTTCTTGGATTTCCAGAGACTACCGTTAAGATGGTTGAAGTCTTCGGTAAATCAATCGCTAAAGTTACGAAGACCACAGTGGAATTTGGTAAGGCTATGGTTCTAACGAGGGGTGCAGTGGCAAAGAATGCATTAGCGAGTAATGTTGCGTTTAAGTCATTGGTTGCTTCTATTGGTTCTGTTGTAGCATCATTTGCATATTTGAGCACTGTATTACTTGGTTTTTATGAGTTGTTCGAATTAACGAAGTCATATCTGAAAGGCGAATTTGATATAGAGAGAGAGGCTAAGATAGAGAGGCAATGGAAATTTGACCCATTTGGTGTTCATAATTTGTATCCAGAGGTCAGTAGTCCAGAGGAGATAGTATATAAATCTATGGAGGAGTATCAAGATATTGTTGGTAAGCGTTGGGAGGCTATGGCAAAGTATTATCCAAGTGATGAAGAACTTATTGAGCTTCAGAAGTTGTCAGAAAATATTGATACGTCTGAGTTTGATATGATTATTGAAAACGTTACAAAATTTGAGCAAGAGTTTGGTGATTTTTCGAACAATATTGCAACAACAGGAGTAGAGGCAAATAAGTATGGTGATAAAGTAAAAATAAACATCGTAGATTTGTTTAAGAATATAAATACTCCAGTATCTGAGGCAACTGATTATTGGATTAAACACGGTGATGATTTAGTTAGTGAGGCGTCGGGTTTGCATACAGCTATTGTCAGAGCGATTGATGAAGCGAGGAGAACAATAGCATTTGACTTATCAATACCGACTGCTGGTGGTGGCGGCGGTTCGGTTCGTGAGAACATAAAGATGTATCAATCTGGTGGTTGGGTTACTGAGACGGGTTTGGCTATTGTTCATGAAGGTGAATATGTAGTTCCACGTGAACATGCATTTGAGATAGCTGATATATTGAGGAATAAGCTTGGTTCATGGGAGCGTATAGAACCAGTAGAGATGTTACCAGTTGAACTCCCTATTATCCGTAGTGAGAATGTGTCTCATGTTATGAGACCAATAGAGCAAACTGTGAATATTGACGTGTCAATTAATGTAGACCATGTTAGTAGTGATGTAGACATAGATAGGATTGCCGAAGAAGTTGGTAGAAGAATATATAGAGAAATGATTAGATACGGTGGTTGAGATGGCAGTGAGAATAATTAGGCAGGTGAGTATGGGAACACCTCTGGGTAATGGCGAGCTATCGGTTAGTTCAGATGGTAAAGTTTGTAGTTTTAATATTGTTGAGAGATTTAGGCATAGTATAGGTAGGTTTTCACAAGCAATGCCATTATCTGGTGGTGAAACTGAAGGTGACCCAGATAGTGCTTCGATTATATTCGATAGTGGTGGAACTAAGATTGAGTATAATATAGATTTTATAATACCTTATAGCAATAGTGTTGATGCGAACAATGACTATTCGGATATAGACATTTTCTTCTCTACAATAACGGTGATGGAGAAGCTAATTCTTGAGGTTGATGAGTTTAACTGGGTTGGGGATAGGAGTAGAGAGGTCGTGTTGAAGAATGTGGATTTGACTATAAAAGCTGGTGAAAAGTATCTTATAACGGGTAGGATTTCGTTATATGGTGGCAAAGTTATCTAAGGTGATTATATGGTATATATTGCAACTAATGTAACTACATATGAAGTCGTTAATACGAGTGGTTCAGACATTGGATATGTGAAGGTGAAAGTTCCCATAGAAGAGAGTGTGATATTTGATGTTGGGGACTGTATTGATGTCTATTTATATGGTAAAAAAGTCAAGAGAGCTATCGTGAGATATCTTAAGAAGATTGCTATAGCACTCTATGAGTTATATGGTGTCGGTGAGGAAGATTCTTTTCAGAGACAATTTGTAAGAGTTAAGATTGTTCCTGAGATGGTTGGTAAAGAGGATAAGATGGATATTAGTGATGTTGTTAGATGGTTAGTTGATAACTATAGTAACTATACATATGATGATACAACGGTAGTGGATACTGGATACAAAGTGAAGAAGTCTGTTCTAAGTGATAAAATTTCGAATGTGTTGAATAGGTTCGCAGATACTGTCGGTTATATATGGTATGTAAAGGATGGGAAATTCTATTTCAAACCACCAGAAAATAGGTCTTACAACATTACAATATCGAATACTGATGTTAGGTTTGAGGATTGGGAAATTATATCAGATAAATTAGCCAATGATGTCCATGTTTTTGGTGCAAGATTAGAGTATCAAGCAACTGACTATTTTGTTGGTGATGGGACAACCACAGAATTTAAATTAAGTTACATACCAAGTGGTAATATTCGAGTTTTCGTAGAGGGGAATGAAATAGGTTCAGAGGAGTATGAAATTGATAAAGATAATCAAGTGATTAGATTTAAGACAGCACCACCTTCAAAGACAGTTACGGTAAGTAAATTCACAAACTTTCATTGGAGACGTAAGATTGTAGTTACAAATAATAGTGGTTCAAGTGTTTCAAATCCAGTTGTATTATTGAGGCTCAATAGTGGGAACTTCGATTTTGGTAGCGTTAATGGTGATTTATCAGATATACGTTTTGGGACTATTGATGGGGTTGAATTTCCATGGGTTCATCTTGGAACAGATGAAGATGGAAATATTGTATTAGCAACAAAGTTGGATGATATAACTATAAATGATGGTGACGATTACGAATTTTATATTTTCTATGGATATTCATCTGCTATGATGCCGTCGTATGAATATGACGACGTATTTGGTGTGGTTGATGATTTTAATTATGATGGTGAATTAGATGCGAATAAGTGGAATATAGAGACGTATTGGATTGGAGCACCAGATGTGGACATGGAGTATTATGTTAGGCTTAGCCAGAGACGTGCATATATAAATGTTGTGGTTAATCAATGGGATGATTCGAGTGAGCGTGGTCAAGTGAACGTAATTGCACGACCCAAGGGAACTCATAGTTTATGGGTATATTGGTATGAGCAGGGTAATGACTCAAATAAGCACATTGGGTTGAATATTGTATCATCTGAACCATCGTTTAATGTTGGTTATAAAAAGGATGAGAATGGGGTCACTGAGGAGCAAGATGGCGGCTATGTGGTTTTGGCTAACGGTGTATATTGTGCAGATGTATACTTCGATGGTTCAAATGTTAGTATAGGTTCAAGAGAGCTACATGCGAGCTACAACGTTGAGGTTAGATACAATTTTATCGTTCCAATATATGCCAACATGCAGGACTATCCGAGTATTGAAAAATATGGTAGAGTAAGTGCAGAATTGAAATTGGATTGGATTAAGGATTTTGATACTGCAACATTGATTGCAAGTAAGTATTTACAAGAGTATAGAGAGCCTAAGTATAAAGGTAATGTTGTATCGCCTGATTATTATATAGTTAAGAATGGCATAGAAGTCGGACAATTGGTGTTTATATCTGATAGGTTGCATGAAGTTAATGGAGTAATGCTCATTAATAGGATAAAGTATAAGAATGGAATAGCCGAGCTGAATGTGGCTGAGTCTTCCGTTGATATATATAAGTGGAGTGCGTTAGTCGAACATAGAGTTAGACAATTAGAAACAGCAGGGGATGAGAATTTTTTTACACCCAGATGGCAAAGGTGAGTGACAGCTCTTTGTCTTTGCTATTTGATGTGAGCGTGGTTGCTAAAGATGGAAAAGTCGGTGGTTTCGTAATCGGGAAGAGTTTATGTGGAGAGCAACTTGGTGGGGTGTGACATGATAACTGAGCAAGGAAGAATTGAAATAGCTAAGGCTATAATGGATTATGTTAAGGAGCATTATCCATATTTTGCTGTTGGAACAAGTAATGTGGATGAAAGCACCCCGACTAATGACCTCTTTTCGCCTATAGAGTGGCAAAAAGGAACTGGTATATATAGAAAACGTGTCGAAGATGTTTTGTTTGATGGACAAAATATAATATTTAAGTGTAAGCTGAGGTATAATGAATTTAATGGCGAGAGTGGTAGTGTAAATATCTATGAAGTTGGAATTTTTAATAGTAAGATGGGTGGTCAAATGCTACTGAGGGTTGTATTTAGTAGTCCAGAGCTAAAGTCTAATACGATTGAGAAAACGATTGACGTAAAGGTGAAGCTGTGGTGATATGAATGACGTTGGATTGGATGAAGAGTATTAATGATGGTGACCCGTTATATAGTGGGCACATATTGTCGCTATTACAGGCTATTAGAGGTAGATATGTAGTAAATGGTTGTGATGTTGTTCCGAGTAGTGGACTTGATTTAATTGTAAATTCTGGTATTGTTTATTATGCTGGTGAGTTTCATGATGTTTCTTCGATTACTGTTTCAATATCTTCTAATAGTAGTGGGCATGTAAGAGGGGATTTGATAGTATGGAACTATGGAACTAAAGGTGTTGTCGTTAGACAAGGTAGTGGGTATGCAGTAATCGGTGATGTTGAGATACCAGTATTCCCAAGACCAGAGGATGATGATATTCCTTTGGCATTAGTTGTGGTAGATGATGGCGTATCGAGTTTTGTTAGTGATGATATTAAGGATATTAGAGTGAGTGGTGTTGGTAATTTTATGTTTGACCCATTAATGGTATATGAGGATTTTAAGGTAAGTCCGAGTGGAACGTTGAAAGGAGATTCATATTATGATAGCGATAATGACTATTTAGTATTGACTGAGGCAGTTGATAATCAAAATGGTCAATTGGAGTATCAGATAAATCCGATGTCATCTTGGTTTGCTGAGTTTGAGTATTATGCTGGACTTGGTGATGGTGCTAATGCGATATATCTGTATGTATATTGTGAGGAGACGCCTATAAGTGAGGATAGTGCGACTGGTGGATATGTTATTGCTCTGGATGAGGGTGATGGAGAGGTTCAGGTATTATATAATGGTAGTAAGCTTGCATACGCTACGCCGACGTATCAGATTGATGATGGGCAATGGCATAAAGTTTTTGTTGTTTTTGAAAAAAGGAGAATTAGAGTGTGGGTTGATGGGGTATTACAGTTAGACTTCACCGATATACAAAGGGATTTAAGTGGAATGTTAATGGGAATTGGTGCAAGGACGAGTGCTTCGAATAATGAGCATAGGGTAAGATATTTGAAAGTAAGTAAGTTTGCTGGACTATTGCCAGTATATGTATAGAGGTGTGTAATAATGGGGTTTACTTGGTCAAATTTGAACAGAGGTGATATACCAAAGAAAGATGATATTGATGAGATTAAGAGTAATATGGATAATATACTTAATGATTTGGATAAAGGACTAAATTGGGATTATAATGAGTTTGCAAAACGCCTTCATATGTATGAGTATGTGAGACTTGTCGCATTGAGGCGGTCTATTGATGATTTGGATACAATAAAGTGTAATGATTGTAGTTCGTTTAACTCTTATGAGAATGAAGCCGCTTGTCCATTAGCGAAGGATGGGTATTGTTCAACTGATTATAGTTCTGCAAATTCGGTTGATAATACAACCGAGGATACTGGATATAATGATACATATAATAATAATGAGTTGTCGGGAAACGATGACACGGTGGACAATATTGTGAATTCGGGTTACGACTCTGATGTTAATAGTGAACACGATGGAATGGATGATAGTTCAGAATATTATACTGCTAATGATGGTGAGGATAGCTCGGTATATAGTGCAGATGGTGCTTGCAGTGGGGATGATTCATCCGCATATAGTGGACACAATAGTGATGATGATGATGGGCACAATTTTTCATATTGTGGAACGGTTTATGATGCTGAGAATTCTACGTATTATGGCGGTGAGAAATCTGCTGATAACTCTGGTGTGGATAGTGGATATAATTCGGGTTATTATGTAGGAGATGATAGTGGACACGATACAAATGTTTGTGATGTTCATTTTGCAACGGAACATATTGATTATGGCGTATCAGATGATAGTTCATTTTATGGAACATACTATGCAAATGACGATAGCACTTATAATTCTGGTGAAAATTCCACTAATTTATCTGGTGATTATGATACTAATTTTAGTGATGAGAATTCGGTTGCGGGCACATGCAGTGGCGATGATAGTGGATACGATAGTTCTTATGATTATGGATATGATAGTTCTTATAACTATAACGAAGATAATCCCTATGATTCTGGATACAACGATGTATATAATTCAGGTGATGATGGAACATATGATTCTGGATACGATGGAACAGATGATGGGACAGTATATGATGGTCATTAGGGGTGATTAATGTGTCATTTGTGTGGTCTACTTTGAACAGAGGGGATTTGATACAGAAGAGGCATATTGATGAGATGCGAGGTAATGTAGACAATATTGATGACACGAAATGTGTTGCAAATTACTCTGATTATAATAAGCATGAACATTCGTTTGCATATCTTGATAATTATTTATCAGATTTGGGTTCAGCTCAAGCGTCATATTGTGATTCATATAATTCGGGAGATGATACTTCATATAACGTAACTGTATATGATGGGGACGATGGTGGTTACAATTCGAGTGAAGATAACCCATATTGTAGTGTGGTTGATGATTTGGAAAAAGCGTCAAATTTAGCAACTAATGATAGCACCGTGTATGATACTAACGATGAAGGTGATTATGCTCAGGTAAATAGCACCGAGGATGTTACATATTGTGCACAACACTATGAGAACGATAAAGAGGATAATACTTCTTATTATAGCGATGATGATAGTTCAGATAATGAGAGTTATTGTGATAGTGAAGATGCAACAGCGGATAGTAGCGAATATGGAACATACTATAGCAATGTTGATAAGTCTGATTATGGAACATATTATAGTGATGAGGATGTTAATGTAAAAAGTGGCGAGAATTCGACATATTGTGGTTCGGATGATGGTGTATATTATAGTAGTGTAGATAAAGGCGATAATGGAACATATGATAGTAATGAGCATGGAACGTATAATTCAGGTTATGATTCGGATTATAACAATGGTGAAAATAATGTTGATATGACAAGTGAGCATGGTGCATATAATTCGGGTGATGATGGAACACATAATGGCACATATAATAAGGTTGAATATAGTGGGTTTGTGTGATGTGGAGGTGCTAAGGTATGAAGAGTATGTTGGTAGCAAGTGAAATTTTAACCTCTGGATGGTGCCAACTTCAATGCAGTTATTGTTACATCCCCAAGACAGAAGAGATGAAGAATTTGCATTTGGAGATTATTAAAGAGTTGAAGACAAGAAATAGGATTGAAAAAATGAAAGAAATGAAAAAGAAGTATGGAATTAGACTTGAACATTTGGGTGCTTGGGGAACTGAACCTTTATTGACAATGAGATATATTGATTTAAGGGAATGGAAAAAAGAATTTCCAGAGTTAAAGACGTTTGTATATTCAACAAGTATGATGTTAAAGCCTGTCCCAGTAGTTGAGAAAGTTAAAGAGGCAAAAGATTTAGGAATATCGATAAAAAATCAGATTAGTTTAGATGGTTGTGAATGGATTACCGACAAAAACAGAAAGGGTGGGAGCACGAAGACAATTATTGAAAATACGAAATGGTTGATTAATGAGTTAAATAAAATTGACTTTGATACATATTTTGAGATTAGTTTTAAGGCAACGTGGAGTATTGATAACATTAGACAAATGGTTGAAAATCCAGAGTTGATACATGAAGTGTTTGAATTTTTTGATAATTTAATTAGTGAGTTAAGAAGTATGAATAAAAAGAAGAATGTTATTATAAAGAGTTTTGCAGGTGGGACGTTGGTAGTTCCGGGTAAATATACGAGTGAGGATGGTAAAATATTGGCTAAGTTTTTTGAGTATTTGTATAAATTTGGCTATCCGAACAATTATACGTATAGATTGATGAGGCTATTGGATTGGGCACATGAGTTACATAAAGCGAGGATGTTCACATGTTCTGCAATGGATAGTCAATTTGGATTTGATGATGAGGGTGCGGTTCATTTGTGTCATAGGACGTATTATTTCAACAAAGATAAGTATATCAAAGCGGTAATGAGTATGGATAAGTATAAAAACTGGGATGTTTCAGTAATAGAGGAAGGAAGGTTGAGAGAGATTAATAAATATTACATAGTTCCGTATGATGATGAATTTGAGATGTGGAGAGTATATTACGTAATGCGTGGTTATCATGATTTTTGGAGATTTCGAATTGGATATACTGTAAATATGATAAGGATGTTGGCACTGGCTGGACAAGCAGAGAAAAGATTTTTGGAAGATGAAGATTACACATTATTGTTTGCATATTTTGTTAATTCTGCATTTAGTTGTCCAATGGAAAATTTATTAAATACTGGTAGCGTGCACTTAACCCCAGTGAGTATTTTGAGGTATTTGGGTAATGGTGCATTTGAGTGGATAGTAAGGGATACGTATAGGATGTATAAGAGAAATAAGGTGTTGTGAATGGTAAGGTTTCAGGAAGAAAATGATAAGTTTATGGAGATGTTCATCGAAAAGACGTTTATTGAGGGATATGGGAAAAAATTTCCGAACTGGGATAGGTTAGAGCTAATGTTGGATACGAGGTGCACATTAGCATGTCGCTATTGCTACTATAACAACCCGAAACATGATAAATATTTATATCCAGTAAAGCTAAAGAACCCCGAGGAGTATGTTAAAAATGCTAAGATGTTATTTGAGTGGTTGTATTATGAAAAGGGTGTAGTGCCAAAGGGCATTGATATATTTGGTGGGGAAGTTACCGTAAAGTCAGAGTTTTATGGGATATTGGACGCTATCGAAGAAGTGTTTGGAGATAGGGCTAAAGAGATTTCGGTAGTTGTTCCGAGTAATTATTCGTTCTTGCTAAGCGAGTATTGGACTGATAAGATGGAAGAATATTTAAAGAAAAGTAGAGTTAGACTTGCTCTAAGTGCCAGTATAGATGGTAAGTATTTGGAAACTATAAATAGACCACTAATTAGTAATCCAGAGAAAGACCCGAGAGATGATAACTGGTATGATACATTGTTTGAATTTAACAAGAAGTATGGATTTGGTTTTCATCCTATGATATATGCAAACGGTATTGGTTTGTGGAAGAAGAATTTCTTATGGTTTCAGAACATGTTCGATAAGCATGGAATACCATGGTGGAGTATATATTTGTTAGAGGTCAGAAACCCAGAGTGGACGAGAGAACAGATAAGGGAGTTTGGGGATTTTATTGATTTCTTGGTGAAGTGGACATTTAAAAATAGACTTGGAGAGAATGTGCGTAAATATGTTAATTTCACATTTAAATTGAGAGGGTATAATATATTAAATCCATTTAGTAGCACTGGTAGAGGATTGGGTTGTAGTATTCAAGCAATGTTGTATGTTAGATTGTCAGATTTAGCGATAGTGCCTTGTCATAGAACGAGTTACGATGAGTTTGTGTATGGTTATTTTAAGACTGAGAATGATAAAATAGTAGGAGTGGAAGCTAAGAATATAGAATTATTGAATGCAGTATATAGCTTTGTTGCAGAGAACCAGCCATATTGTGAACAGTGTGTAATTAAAGAGGTATGTAGTCATGGTTGTCTTGGGGCACAGTATGAGTTTACTGGAGATTTATTTACACCGATACCAACGGTATGTGCGTTAGAGCATGAGAAAATTAGGAGAATAATAAAGGCAACTAAGGATATTGGTGTATATGATGATATTGTGAATGAATTACGTTTAGAAAGACAGATAGTTTGGAGAAGGATTGAGGAAGCTTTGGGGGTGTAATGTATGGACAGAAATGAGTATTTAGATGTTAGAAATAAGATATTGAGAATGTTGAATTCTCAGGAGTTTAGAAGACATTTTGGAAAGGGTAATAATATTAAGGTTGCGGTAGACACCATGATAAAGAGTTTGGATATAGTTGCTAAGGGTGGGAGAACTGGTGTAGGTCAGAACATGATGAATAATGTGACTGATGGAACAAAAACTGTAATGGAGTTTGTAATATATCATAGACTTTCGAAATTTGCAGTTGATTTTGTTTTAGTGTATGTTAGTTTAGTAAGTTTGTGGAACAAAGAATTGGGATACAACTTCGATTTGGATATTATGGTTGATGCGATTAAAGCGATAGTAAGTTCATACTTGACAATAATGGAAGCGAATGACGTATTGAGGAATTTGCTTAGTAGAGCAGAGAGGTATTTGAAGCTTGAGCCACCTGCATATGGAGTGAGTAGACACTTTGTTGATATTGTGTGGAAGAAGCTTGAGAATGGAGAAGAGATTTGTGATTACCCAAACAAGGCAATTCGTTCAGTGAATAAGGAGAAGGGGAGAGATGTTTCTAATGAAGGCTCTACTTAGATTTTTTATTAAAATTTTTCAAAGGGTAATTGTAAAGAGTGTATATGAGATAAAGGGATTTGAGCTTTTGAGTATGTTAAGAAGTAGGGACACGGTGCAGGATATCATACTCTGGGATGGCATATATAAATTTACGGATTTTGAGGTAATGCTAAGAATAATCAAGGGTGATATGGTTAAGTGGCACGAATACCGAGTAGAGAATTATGATTGTGATAATTTTGCGATAACGTTTGCTGGGATAATACCATACGTTTATGGGATAAACAGTGTAGGTATTGCAGTTGGCAAGGTAACCGATGATAATGGATATGTAGGGTATCATGCTTGGAATGTTTTTGTTGCAATGAAGAGTAATGGTGAACCATGTCTATATATGTATGAACCACAGACTGGCAAGTTTACAACATACAAATCTGGTAGAATAGGCAACTGGGAGTATGAGCCAGAATATATTATATGGGGGTAATTGCATATATGATTATTAATAATAAAGTTTATAAATCTTAAAGTAGTAATATATATTGGGGTGAGTAATATTGCCCAGCGATGCCATTGACGAGACGAAAATAATAGAGAGGATAGCGAGGCTTGAAGAAGCAGTGGCATACAACAAGGACTTGATTGTTGGTATATCAGAGAAATTAGACAAGTTCATTGAAGAGATACACAGTAACCAGATAAGTTCAGTCTCTCAGTATGGGGATTTGAATGTAAGGGTATCGAAATTGGAACAGCGTTTGGAAACTGAACGTGAGGATGATTATATGTGGTATACTAAGCTTGGTGTGTTTATTGCATTTATATCAGCCATTATGAATTATATATTTAAATTAGTTGGTAGGTGATAATGTGGATATTTACAATGAAATAAGAAAGATTTTCAAAGAACTTGGTGGTTCTGTCGATATTGTTCAATTGGAGAATAATAGAAAGAAATTTCCAGAAGCTGGGTATATGCCAGAAAGCTCTAATGGTCATAGTGTATTTGTGTTGAAATATAATAAACCAGCACTAATGCGTTGGGCACTATGGGAAATTATAATACATGAAATGGCACATAAAACTCTTAGGGACGAAGGTTACGAGAATTGGAAAGAACATGACGATATGTTCTGGAAGAGATATATCGAATTGAGAAAAATATTCGAAAATAAAGTTGCTCGAATATATGGAAGGTGATAATGTGGTAAGGGAAATAAGCAGTGTGTTTTTAATAAGTGATACTCATGTTGGTAAAAGAACAAAATCATTTGATATAAATGTGTTTGAAGAGAGAATTAAATTAATGTTTGATAAAATGTTAGATTTCAAAGGTGTTATAAATAGAAGTTATAGAATGCCAGATGTTCATCTCATGTTCCTCGGTGACATTCTTGACGGTGAGGAAATATATGCTGGACAAGGTTATGATGTTGAACTTATCGTTGATGAGGCAATGGATAGAGCATTGGATATCTTTACTGCACAGATTACCCGATTAATGGATAGGTTTGAGAGAGTTTATATATACGGCGTTGCTGGTAATCATGGTAAAGCTAATCGTAGAGGAAGAACGAATTGGGATATAATATTCTATAAGCGTCTTAAAGATAGGTTCTCGATGATAGAAGATGTTGAGATATATATTGGTGATTGGAAATATATTGCTGATATAAGAGGATGGAGGTTCTTACTTATACATGGTGACCAAATATATATGTATCAGAATATACCCACGTATGGAATAATACAGAAAGCTATGCGGTGGTATACTGGCGGACTTAATGAACAGTTTGACATAGTTGTTCTTGGACATTTTCATACGTTCTTTAGATTTGATTGGAATAACATTTCAATATTTTGCAACGGAACACTATTGACTGGTGATGACTATACTGAGAAGCTTGGTTTGAAACCACAGACTAAGTTTTGGTATTTTGGTGTATCACGTAAGAATAAAATAGAGTTTGCAAAAGAGGTTGAAGTATGATGATAACACCAGTAGTTGCAGTTGATGGTGTTGATGGTAAGAAGTTGGCTGTATATGTGAAGCATAATGACTTGGTTAGGGATAGTGTTGTGTTTGAGATTGAGAACGAGTGTTCAATCGAAATATTGATGAAAGATGCACTGCATATTGCAGAAGTGTTACAGATAGAGTATGAAATTGCACACTTAGGGCTGAAAGATAAGATAAGAGCATATATATTCAACCAGTTATTTGGCGATAATGATGATAAAATGTTTAGGTGATGTTAATGTTTGAATTTGTTAAACAGTGGTTTAAGCGAGATAGTTATGTTACCAGCACTCAAGTCAATTATGGTATGCCAAGTGTTGGTGAGCTTAGACCCATTGATGGATATGTATCTACTGGAACACGGGACTTAGCAAAAATACCGTTTTACCCGTTGGGTTTACAGACGGTTTATGACTTATACAATAACAGCGACATATTGCGTATGGTTATCGATAAATTGGTTAAAGAGACTTTCAGAAATGGATTGTGGATTAAACCTGCATATAAGAAGAAATGTGCTGTATGTAAGACAGAATATGATGTTACTGTTGATAAATGTCCAGTGTGTGGGAGTGATAAGTTAGTCTCTCCTCTCGAAAGTGTTAAGTATAAAATGTTGGATTGGATGAAAGAAGTTAATCTTAATGGGCAAAGCTTAAAGGATGTGCTTATTGATATTGATTATGATTTGAATCTGTTCGATAATGCGTATGTGCTAATTAGAAAGAAGTATTACTTTAATGACAGTGGTGATGTAATAGGAGCTGAACCAATAGAACTTCTTAGAGCATCCCCGTTAATGATGAATATTGTAATGGATAAAGAAGGTAGGCTTGGACGAGATGATAACGGTAATGTTGTTGCATTTTGTTTAGAACATAGGGACTATGCTGAAAGTGTTCCAAAAGAGGTGTTTGAGAGAGGGGAAGCAAGATGTCATATATGCGGGAAGAAATTAGTTCCAGCTTACTATATGGCTGAGCGTGGTGGGAAGAGAGTTTACTATACAAAGGGTGAAGTATTGCATGTTAAGAAATTTACTCATGGTATTGGTTATGGATATCCTGCTCCATTTACGCTATGGGCTAAGTTGATGATACTTATCAAGATGGATATGTTCATATTATGGGCATATCACTTACAGCGTTCACCGTATGGTTTATTGTTCATTAAAGGTAGAGAGGAAGATATTGCGAGAGCGTGGAAAGCGGCTAAAGAGGAGGCGAGGATTAATCCATATACGGTTGTGCCTATTGCAGTTCCCGATGCTATTGGTGATAAGAAGTTTGTTGAATATATTGACTTAAGTTATAAAGCTGATGATATCGATTTCATACAATTTAGACAAGAGCTTAGAAAAACTGTTGGTGCGATGTATGGGGTCTCTCCAATCTTCCAAGCCGATGTAAGCGTTGGTGCGGGCTTGAGCAACGAGGGGCTTCAACTTACGGTCACTAATAGGGCAGTAGAGTTCGAACAGACGATATTTAACGAAAAGATACTCCCGTGGATAATGAAACAGTATGGATGGTCTGATTGGATTGTTCAGCTTGTGCACCCAGAAGAGAAAGACCTCATGGCGAGGTATGAAAGAATACTCACAAGAATAAAGATAGCTAAAGAACTTGCGGCTATGGGCTATAAGCCAATAATGGTTGAGAGGGATGATGGTATTGATTTCGAATATGAGTATGTGGGAGAGCCAATTATATATGAGCAACCAGCCGTAAGTAGAAGGAGACCAAAGGTTAAAGAAACAGGTGAGAGATATGAAGATGAACCAGAGCATGGTAGAGTTGCGTCTAATGAGGATATGTTTGAAGGCGAGCCAGATAAACCACGTAAGAAGCGTAAGGATGCACAAACGATAGAGGGTGGTATTTGATGGTTAAAGTTAAGTTTGATAATGGGGAAGTTGTTGAGATTGTGAATGATAGACTTAGAATTGTATCTGGTTGGGCAAGTGTTCAGATAAAAGATGTAGAAGGACATGTAGTATCAGCTATTGATTTGGTTAAGGCAATGATTTCATATATGGCAGATGGTGGCATTATACTATATGGACATACCAATACGCCAGTTGGTAAAGTTATATATTGGGATTTGAGAAAACATGAGGATACTGGAGAACTTGGTGTATATATAGTTGCACAGATTGGCAATACTAATGTTATCCAAGATAGAGTTTGGGAGTTGGTAAAGTCTGGTGTCATTACTGGTTTCAGTATTGGTGGATATGGTAAGCCAGTGGATGATATCATTAAGAAAGATGATGGGACGTCTGAGGTTGTGAAGAAAGTTACTGATATCATATTGAAGGAGATAAGTATTGTGGAACATCCAGCTAATGAGAAAGCGATAATCGAGGATTATAATGACTTAGCCAAAGGGTTTATTAAGCACTTCGAGGAACTTAGAAAATGTGTTGAAGACTTCGAGAAGGAGGTGCTATTGGCTAAGCTTGAGATGGGTATCGCAGACACTATTACGCTACTTGCAGAGTATTATGCTAAAGAGATATTCGAGAAAGGGTTTAATGATTTATGCGAATTCGAGAAAAAGATTATCGTTGAGACAATCTTCGATGAATATAAGAAGGCTAAATCAAGAGATAAATGTAAAGAGAGATATTATAACTATGAAGAGGGACATTTTAAAGGCAGAGCTGGAACTGGTGAAAGGTTCGAGAATTGCGTAAAGTATTTCTCCGTATGCGAAGGTAAATCGGAAGAATCAGCACGTAAGATATGTGCTGAGATAGCTCGTAGAAAGTATGGTGCAAGTGCTGGAAGGTGATATTTTTATTGGAGGTGTATGTAATGGGTGATGGAGAAATTGAGAAAAAGATTGAGCAAATAGAGGTTTTGATTAAACAGCTATCTGAGGAAATAATGAGTTTGACTGAAGTAGTGAAGTCAAGTATGGAAGTCCAGAAAGCAATGGTTGAAGTTATTAGAAAGCAAGTTGAGCCACCTGTGGATATGGATGAGCACAAAGAGAAAGAGAGGGAGCTGGCTGATGCTATGGAAGAGAAGGAGAGCGATAATGAAGAGCCAGCTGAAGAGCCTAAGCCGTCTGTTCCCGCTGGGGAAGATGGTGTTAAACACAGCGAGGAAAGCGATATTGCAAAGGCGGTAGAAACACCTACACCAGAGAGCGATGAACACAAGAGGGCTAAGCCATTTGTTGATGAGGGGGATGAATTTGCTAAGGCATTACGTAAGGTTCTTAGAAGAGAAATTGGTATTGATGAATTTATGAAGACAATTTGAGGTGTAGAAAATGGGAATATTTGCACAGATATTGAAAGCCGAAGATATTGAGAACTTCTATCTTGGACAAGCAAACCCGTTTCTGAGTGCAAGAGACCTTGTCGAGCTACAGAAGGCAACAGGTGCTGTTACTTCTGACTTGGGAACAGGTTTCTATAATCCAAAATACGGTGCTCTTGCATGGGCACAGCTGAACCTTGAGAGCAACCTTTGGGGAATACTTCCAAAGAGCACATTTCCAAGAAGGGGTTGGCGTGTAATTACTGGAATGGATGGTGACTATAGTTCAATGGCTATTGGTGAAACTGGAGCATTACCAGATGCGACATATATGCCAATAGAGGCATACAAAGCTGAGCCAAAACAGGTCGTGGACAAGTTTGAGATTTCAGATATTGCAGAGGCACTGGCTGAAGTTACAGATGAAGATATTGCAGTAAATGCAGAAATACTGAGAAAGCAAAAAGCAATATTCTTCGCTAAGAAAGTAAACCAGATGATTAGTAGAAAGGCACTTGGTAGTGCGGCTGATGGTAGCGATACTGAGGCGAGTGCTGGGCTAATGTTTGAAGCACTTGATAGAATTGTTTCAAGTTACGAGGAAGCAGTTGCAGTTGGTAAACCAACAGCGGCTAACATCTACGGTATCGATAGAAGCACAGCGGAATGGGCTAATGCATATGTCGATATGAGTGTTGGAGACCCACAGCCATTGCTTGTTGAGAGAATTAGAAACGCATATAAAGAGAGCCTTAAGGCTGGTGCAAATCCAAATGTGTTCGTTACTGGTTACGATACTTATGCGAAAATACTTGGTCTGTATGAGGTATTCATGAACTTCCTACCGATGCAAGAAACAGGAGTTCAGTTCGATGTTGGTGGAGTTAAGACAGCAGAGGGTGTAGACGCTGGAATGAAAGTTGCAAGCGTTTATGGAATTCCAATAATCCAAGCAGTTGATATACCAAACGACGGTGATGGAACGCTTAATAGAATGTATCTGCTCGATACAACAGACGTTGAAGGATATGGTCTTCCAAGACTTGGTGTGTCAGTTCTTAGACCAGTTGAATATTGGGAGATTAACAACCCAATCATTACTAATAAGTTTGCTCTCGTCGGTGTTTACAGAATGGCTGGCGAATTAATCGGTAGGAGACTTGCGGGACAAGCTAAGATTAGAGATATAGCCGAGTGATGTCTCGGCTTTCCCTTATTACTTTTATCACGGAGGTGTAATTAATGGGAGTCGAAGGGATTTTTCATCCATTAAAAGGTCTGGAAATAAGAGAGAGTGAAGAGCATACTGTAAGTTCTGTTCCAGCTGGTGGAGAAAAAGTAGAAACAATATCATTTGGTGATGGGTATATTATGCTTGGTATGCCCAAAGTGTGGACTGAAACTGCAGATGCATCTGTTGAATTGCTTTATGGTGGGCTTAATGAATTCACCGTAAAGGTAAGTAATTCTGGTGGCTCTGATAAAGACGTGGTTGTTAAGTATGACGTAGCACTATATAGAGGGGCTTGATGCCCCTCATATAACTTATTGAGGTGTTTGCTATGGCTAAAGTATACGAGTTTGAATATAAGATTGATGTGAAAGATGATATAGTTAAGAGAAAAGATGAAATCGTAAGGAGTGCTGGTAGATTTTGGGAACATGCCATTACTGAACCAAAGTTTAAATATGATTTGCCAGTAGGTGATGTTTTAAAGGCAAAAGCTATTGGTGCACTATTGAAGCTACTTGTTGGTAAAGGTAAGAAAATGGTTAAGGTTAAACAAAAGGTAATTGATGAAGGTGGTTGAATATGGCTGAGGAAGAGATATATTTTTATGAGGAAGTTCAACCCACGTGTGCCGATGGAGATTGGGAATGTATGTTGGAGAATTTTTATAGTGGATATTTGCTATTCGTCGAGGCTCATGTAAAGGTTGGTGAGGAAGTAGAGGGTGATATGACAATACCAATTATCGAGATTAATAGAATAGACGTTACTGGCTTATCGAATGAGGAAATTAATCAAGCCATAGAGTATGTTAAGCAGATATATCCAGATGCTATTGCGTATAAGTTGCATTTCTGTGGTAATCATATTGGAAGACCGTGTAATGTTATAGATGTTTGAAGGTGATGTATAATGGTCACTATTGACGTCGAGTGGATGCGAAGGAATTTCAAGTATCGCATTAAGCGTAGAATGCCATTGTGGATAATGGGTCTGGCGTTATT